TTTTGCCTAGGGTAGCAACAGAATTAAACTATACTATTAATACGTCAGATACTACAATTTGTGTATTTGATGAAGAAAATAACTCATTAGTATTTTTAAATAAACCAGGTTCAGTTACGATAACTGTAGAAATGGCAACTGGATCCGCGACTTTTGAAAAAACTATTAATGTTTTAAAAAATGCAGATGTTGCAACAATTGAAGAAGGTAATACATTTGTTAAAGATACTATTTCACCGCTAACAATTAAATTACTTCCAAATGATACTACTGAAAAAGTTATTGATGTTACTGTTTGGAATACAAATGATATTACAATTACAAAACTTGTTTCTGAAATAGATGAAAATAATAAATATGAAGTTATTAGTTCAAATGTTGGATCGTATGATCTTAAAATTAATACAAATGTTAGATCATATAAAGTTCCTATATATTTTGTAGAAACACCAGGATTGGTAGTAGAAAACATTTCTTTCCAAGAAAAAGATTATTATCAATTTAATGAAACTATTTATATATTGCCTGAATTGTTGCCAGATACTGCAAGATTCAAAAGTTACAATGTATTAGTTGATGATCAAAATATTGCTGTTTGGAACAGTGGTAAAAACGCAATTATTACAAAAAATATTAATGGTGTAACGAGTGCAACTATTAAAATGAACCAAGGCCTTGCTGAATATAAATTTGATATTAATGTTAAAGATGATTCTACAATTGTACCAATCACTGATATTAATATTACTAATTTACCTCAGTCTATAACAAAAGGACAAAAAATGGAATTAGAATTAAACATTACTCCTTCAAACGGAACTATTGATGATTTAGTTATAACATCAACACCGGAAGCTATTATTAAAAAAGAAAATGGAAAATGGTTTGTAACTGGTGCGAGTATCGGGACTGCAACAATAACAGCAGAATCAGCAAGAAGTAATTTCTCCAAGAATTTCACATTAGAAATTTTAACGAATATTGTTTTAGTATCAGAAATATCAACAACGACTATTTCAGATACTTTATTGTTAGGTGAATCAGAAACATTTACAGTTTCAGTATTACCTACAAATGCTACTAACAAAACTTATACTGTGACAACATCAGAGAATATTAGTTTTGTAGATGATACAAATAATAATTATACTATAACTTCAACTTCACTTGGGGATGGATGGGTTAAAATTGTTGCGAATGATGCAAGTGGAATAGAATTAACTAAAAACATTACTGTTAATCCAGTATTAGTTTCAGGATTCACAACAACTACAATTCCAACAACTACAATAATCGGAAATGAAATTGAATTTGATGTAACACCGACTCCTGCAAATGCAACTAATAAAAATTATACTGTAACAGCAACAGGATTCACGATTACAGATAAAGGTAATGGTAAATACGGCGCCGTATCTAATGCAGTTGGAGAAGGTAATATTAAAATTACTGCAAGTGACGCGGGTGGTTATGTATTGACTAAAAACATTACTGTTAATCCAGTATTAGTTTCAAGCGTTACATTATCTACAATTCCTGACACGTTATTAACTGGAGGGAATACTACATTTACAGTTTCAGTATTACCAGTAAATGCTACCAACAAATCTTATACTGTGACAACATCAGAGAATATTAGTTTTGTAGATAATGGAAGTAATTCATTTACTGCGACAGCAAACACTGCCGGAGCTGGCTGGATTAAAGCAACTGCAAATGATGCAAGTGCTGTTTCAACCACTAAAAACATTACAATTAATAATCCGGTTGTTCTAGTTAGTGGATTAACATTTGATATTCCAGAAACAATTTTGCAAACTGATACTTTAGATACAAGTACCGTTGTTGTTGCCCCAGCAGATGCTACTAATAAAACTTATACTGTAGCAGTTGTAAGTGGACCAGCTACAATTAATGGAAATACTGTTTCATTTAGTGATGTTGGAGAAGTAAATATTTCAATTACTGCAAATGATGCAAGTGGAATTTCTATTAATAAAATATTTGAAGTTACTACAGCATAATTACAGACATTAAAAAAGCACCTATTAAGGTGCTTTTTTAATGTCTATATTTCTTAATCGTCTGAGCGACTTGAATATGTTACACGTTCTTGACGGCGATTGTTTTTTGTATTGCGTGATGCTTTTTGAGCTTTCATAAACTTTTGAGCTTCTTTCTCAGTTTTACGAGTTGCAATAACATGACCTGATTCATTGATCACTACCCAATCTTTACCTTCTTTGTCGATATACATTTTCAACGTTTCCTTTATTTAATTTCTTCAATCTACTCGATTATAATACTAATTTATCATAATCGAGTCAACACCTAAACGATTAATTATTATACAAATGAATCATTTTCATAACATCTAGCGCAATATCATGTTGTGCATGATGTTCTACAAATTCAGTAGGCCGACCTTCAGGGAATTCCCATTTACCGTCATGTACTGTTTCAAAAGCAATTAAATCATTAAAAGTACGAATATCACGCGCTCGGAAAGTGTTTACAAGATATTTGTCTTTATTTTTAACATATCCACTAAATTTCTCATTATAAGAATTTGGTGTTTCTGCATCAGCAACCATTTTGATCAATGATTCAATCTTAGGAATATCATACGCGATTCCGCGAGTCCAAACATAAGAGTTATAAAAATCAAATTTATTATCAAGTAAAAAATCTTTAAATTGTACAAGCATATCGTCTACTTTGACATCATCTGGTTTAGATTTAATTGACATTTCTTGAACTTCTAATGGTTGTTTTTTCCACCAAGCCATAGTGTCTTTGTCAGTAGTTCGCCCAAAACGTTTAATTTGATCTTTTGCGTCCAACTTAGCGTAAAAAGTCTTATCAAGAATTTCATTGTAAGTTAAATCTTTATCTTTATCAAAATTAAAAATTGTTGCTGACCAAGCTGTAATCACGGCGGTTTCTGACCAAGCAAGTGTTTCTAAATCAATTGCTAATTGTGGTACATTAAAATTCATTGTTTTTCCTCATTATTATTTTATTTCTTCAAATGTTATTGTTTTAATTCTTGCTAATTCAATTACTGGCCTAAACGCATCATATAAAGAACGAGTAATTGCCATATCTGTAGAATAATCAAACGTGTGGATAAAGTCTCCACTAAATGACGCTTGTGTTGTCCCTGCAATGATATGTTTTCTGATTTTATTTACTGATTCTTCGAAAGACATAAATCCTTGAACGCATGATGGACATGAATCTGATCTATCATCCCTAAATTCATATCGCAAAATACCATTTATATGTTTTAATCCATCATCAGTAAGAATGATTAATTGCATTGGTAAAGATTCTTGTGGACAAACAAATGGAACTAAACGAGTATCCATATCAGGAACATTTCGTTGAGCTGCAAATATATTTGTAAAAGCTTCATTTCTTAATGATAATTCAAGACATTCTCTAAACGATCCCCATTTATTTTCGAACGCCGTACGATGTAAAATAATTGGATTTTGTGTTTCAATCTGAAATGAATTAGTATCAATACAATTGTCAGTAATTTTATTATAATTTGAGTGTGATCTAAATGTAATGAAACGATTTTTATAAGAATTCATTACTAAATCTAATTCGTACTTAGTACCAGCATCGTGATAATAACTACCTTCTAAAACAAAATGGAATGTATCTAACATTCCATTATTGTCAACATATACACCAGTGAAATGCTTTTGTTGTAAGTCAATTTCTTTTGGTGTTGTTGATAAATCAAACATATCCGTCCTCTTTCCAAAATTCTGATACTGTCATAATATCAGGCATTCCTAATTCAGCAATCTCAGTGGAGTTCCAATCAAAATTATATAATGTAAAGTTTTCATATAATGAAATATTCTCGTTCAGTTTTCGTAATACTTCTTCTTTCGAAACTTCGAAAATTGGCAACAATTCAAAATCAACCCCAGTTGAGGTTTTGAAAAAAGCTTTAAGTAAGTATTTTTGTAATTTCACAGATATTCTCCAATCATTCGTAATTCATTATTAATGTTTTTACGCAAACAGAAATTTAACATTGATTCCATTGCAGGCGTAATTCCATAGTCAATATAAAAAGCAACAATATCAGCTTTAAGCATCCAGTTTAATTGGGTAACAAAAGAGGCATCACGTTCTAAATTTGTTCCAGATGTTCCTGAAAGATTTAAGTACATTGATTGGGATGATATTGGTGCTTCGTTGTTTTTAAATGAGTCCTGAGTTGCAGCCTTCGCGTATCTTTCTAATTTGTGTTTCTGTTCAACTTTTTCAATTAAAAATGGCGTAACTACAATAACTCTTTTTCGACTTGCTTTGATATATGGCATCATGTTTTCATCACGTGCCAATATATCACTTTTTAAATCATCAAGACTAATATTTGCTTTCGCTTTTGCATTAGCCCTGATAGTTGCTTCGTTTAAATTATTGTCGTTTCCATCACCTAAAAGTTGTAATATTTTTTCAGATGATATCGACATAAAATTCCTTAATCTAAATCTTCTAAGTCCAATGGACGAGAATCAATAGTTGTAAATTTATTTCGTGATTTCATCAATTCATCAAATTTAATAATTGATTCTTCAAGTCGTTCCTGTTTTTCATGTTGCTTTTCAGGAGTCATCATCCAAGTAACCCATTCATTAATTTCTGATTTTTCAAGCAATCCTTCAAATTTTTCAACAATACCCTTTACTGCTTCTTTGTTGTCTTCTTGCAATTGTTGAATTTTTACTTTGTTTTCAACAATTGATTTTAATACTGCAATGATATCGGAACTTTGTGCTGGACTAAAAGTAGACATATATTCTTATACCTCTTCTGGTTTAGACATTGCTTTTTGACGTGCAACTTTTGCTTCAAACATTTTCATTGATAATTTTTGAAGACCGAAAGCATCACGGTTTTTACCACGTTGTGATCCAACAAATACTTCTTTTTCTGCTTGTTTAGCTTTAGACATAATATACTCCTAAATAATATTTTTTTCAATAAGTTGTTCAACACATTCATTAAAATTTCGATAAAATATGAATTGATCACCCATACCGTTCTCAATAAAAGAATTTTGTGTTTTTAAATAGTCATCAATCAATATTGCATTTTCATCAATATAATTGATTTTAAGTTTCGATCCACGAACGATATTTACTTGACTAAACATGTGCATTTCAGCTCCATAATATTTATGTAACCACGCTACTTTTTGTTTAACAATTTTATCGCTGTATTCTTGATCCATACATGATGATAAGATATTAATTTTGTATCCTTTACTATGCAAATGGCGAATTAATTTTTTCATTTCTTCATAGTATGGCATTGGTTGACAAGTTACAAAACATTCATCATCAATATGTCGTTCAATTGATTTTGGATAAACATATTTACCATCATCTTCAAATTTATGAAGATACCATAAAACAGGTTCATCATATCCATCTAGTTTAGCAAGATTTTTTGATAAGTCAACTAATACGCCGTCCATATCAAAATTAATAGTCTTAATCATTATTAACCTTTAATTGATTTAATTAAACTCTCGACTTGAGTAAAATTATAAAGTGTGTCACTGTGTACGATGTAAGGTAGTGAGCGCGGAAGAACTTCAAATTGTTCTGCTAATTTTTCTTGATGATCGTCTAACATCAAATATTCATATGCAATTCCTGAACGATGGAATTTTAATTTTGCTTGTTCACATTGACCGCATCCTGGTCGGCCATATACTTGAACTGTCATTCTGTTCTCCTATGTAAGTCATGTTGAGTATTATATCTATTTTTTAAGATGATTGCAAGTAATTTTTAAATTATTTTCAATCATCTTTTTATTTAGTCAAGATTCAGAATAATGTTCTGTTCTTGTCTCGATGTGTGTATATTAGTATTGTTTAATAAAACTTGCAATAGATTAATTTAATAAAAATGACTGAGTGACGAAATAACGAGCATCAGCATTAAATTGATCTACATAACGCATTGGAATTTTAGTATATGCAACATAATTCTTGGCATTTTCGCCGTGATCTGCATAAACATGTACTTTCTTTGAACCCCATTGGACACAATATAAATTATCTTCTAGTCCATGATTGTAAGGTTCTAAAATTATGTTTTGTCGAAATGTACGATATTTTTTAGGGACTGTAATATCTTTTTTGTCAATTAAAGTAAAACGATCAGGATCATTATCATATCCATAATGCTTTTGATAAATTGGAAGTAGTTGAGCATAAGTTAAATGTTCTTCTGCATAAATCAATGATTCTTCTGAGTTACTTGAAATAGCTAGATGTGGCTTAAGTAAGTTTACTTTAGCAATATGATCTTTCAATCGTCTATCAAATGAAATTTCCTCATTATCTTTGATTTCAATATAAATTACATCAGGCTCAAATTTAGTTTTCATACCTACTTTTTCACTTGTTGCATTGAATTTATTCTTTGTTACTTTTTCAATATCAATACCCATTTTTTGACAAACTAGATCAAGAGTAATTAAAACGTCTCCAACTTCTTCTTCAATGTCGGTCATATCATAGTCACTTCCAACAAAATCAAATTCTGTCTTACGTGCTAATTTTTTAATTTTTGATGCCAGTTCTCCAGCTTCCCCAGCAAATTCTAAACCTTTAAATGATAATGTTGCTTTATTTTCCGGATCCCATTCTTTTTGACGCTCGATATTTAAACGGCGTAATTCATTTAAAAAACTTTCTTTCATATTTTCTTCTCCAATTTTCTCATGCGTTCAGTACCAGCCTTTGCACATTCTTCGACAGCTTTATACCAACGTTCCATTTCTTCTTTTGTATATTCTCGACGATTTTCACGTTTACGTCCTATACGTTGTTCTGATTTTCTTGTCATTTTTTCTCCACGAAAAAAATCCGCACTTAAGCGGATTCTTGATAAAGATTTTTCTATTTCAAATATTTTTGATAACCACTTCTTTGAGTAATCGAATATTTGTTAAATTCATACATTTCTAAACTAGATTCAGCTTTAGAACCGAACATAATATAAGAAATTATATCATTAATATATTTGAATTCTAGCAAACATTTTTGAGCTGATAATGTAAATATTAACTTTTCATCTATAGTATGATATACAGACAAAGATTTCAAATACTCCGAAAACTCTTTTGCTGTTTCTTCGTCGTTATCTGAAAAAACATCAAGTACAATATCATGCTCGATAATTAACTTTGTTAAAAATTTTGGTGATAATGTTAAAATATTATTATCAACACTCAAAACTATATCAGAATTTGATCCAATTATTTTTGCAACAATATTATAAATGTCTGATTCATTTGTACTTATGATTGTTTGTTCAGGAAAGTACATAGATTTTGAAGTATTTGAGATTTCAAATTTAACTTTATTTTTTCTAAGGATTTTATCTTGCAAAATAAGCGGACAACTAAATCCGCTTAACTTCAATTGAAACAGTTGCATTAATACCTCTTTACTTTAAAAATTTAACAATATTTCCAATGATAATCAATTCTTTTTCAATAAGCTCATTATCGTAACGTTTTAAAGGATTGATATGATAAGCTCGAACTAGATCAACAAGTTTTTTATCAGCATCAAAATGGTATCCGTAATTTGCTTCGTAATATCCCATTTTTTCATGATAAGAGCCTAATTCAAGACCGAAGAAATCATAATACTTTTTATTGTTTTTGATTTTTTCAAAGAATGCTTTGTTATATTCTTCTACTAATTCATTATCAATAAAATAAACATGATCAACTTCTTTGATGATTTTTACACCAATCACTTCATCATATCCGAACATGATTTTGAATTCATTTTCTGCTAAAACTTCTTTGATTACATTTTCAATAATCACTTTCATTTCAGCAACATCAGCACGGCGTTCCATAGAAACAGCATACGCTTTAAGAATTTCTTCTTTGTTTTTTAAAACGTGGTTTTTGATAGCATGTAAATTCATTTCTTTGTCTCTCATCAGATTACAAAGTAATTATAACTGAATTTGAGACAAAGTGCAATACTTTTTATTCATCAAACCATGAAATTATTTTATTCATTTCATCTCTTTCAGTGATCAAAATATCTTTAATTTCATTATACATCTTACGAATTTCTTTTTTATCTTGATAAAGCGAATTGTAATAATCCACTGAACTCCAATAAGAATAACATTTTCCATTAACATTCAAATTGAAACTAACTAATGAATTTTCATGTATATCATAATACTCATCTGAGTCCCAAGGTACTTGTAATAATTCAATTGTTTCATTTTGATCTAAATAATAAGTCTTGAATTCAGATGGATCAATTGAATTTATTAATAGTTCAAATTCCATATATTTCATTATGCAGTACCTCGAAGTTTTTCCAACTGTTTAATGTTATGGCGAATATACTTTACGGTATTATAATCCTCCTCGATTAAATCAAGACCAATAAAATTAACAAATGTGTTGATAATCAATTCAAGGTATTTATCATTATCGGATAAATTATGATCATATTCGATACGTGCAACTTCTTCGTCATCCATACCATTCAAAATCAAGTCACTATATTCAGAAAAAACATTAGTTTCTATGTAATAACATTTATCATTTCCTTCTTTTTCATCATCAGGAAAAATAAAAAATACATTTTCGTTTGAATCTCGAATATGTTTTTTAAAACGTGATATCATTTCATAATTTGTTTCAGCCATTTTGTTCTCCTACACCATCCACAATAATGTACAATTATGTTTCTTTGCCCATTTTTCTGCCTTTCCATTTTTCATTCTTTTACGAAAAGTGCTTCCATCGTCATTATCTCGAAATAGATAAGTATATTCTGGAATATTGTCATCTTTTGGAGTGAATCGTTTTTGATTTTCACGATCCTCATCAGTTAGCCAAGTCATTCTAATCTCCTAGAAAAAAGTAGTTAATGCTAATGAGATATATTCAGCAAAACGATTTGCTACTGGTCCATTTGGGTCAAGTTCAGCACTTGCAATAATTTGTTTAATCGCTTCACTTTCTTCTAAATGAGGTAATTTCTTAGCCATTTCTTTAAGTGCAACTTCACGCGCATTTAATAAAACAACTTCAATATTATCAATGCTTACTTCTAATTTAGGAATGTTTACGTTTTGCATTTCGATATACTCATCTATTTGTCTATGTACTTATTTTAATAGTATATAGATTTAAAGTCAAACATTATTTTTTATATTTGAATTAAAATCTTCTAGTAATCCGAGATTTATATTACAAGTCATTTCATTTCTCCAATCTATATAGACAAGTTGTAATACCAGTTCGTTCAAATTCATTCTGATAAGTTTCTAATACTTCGCAATTATCAAAATAACTTTCTTTCCCACTTGGTAACACGGCGTAAATTACTCCGTCTTCTGCCAAAATTTTCAAAGCATGTTCTACATGAGTTTTCCATTGATTCTTATTATACGGAGGATTCATTACAATGATATCGTACTTATCAGTTTCTTTCTTAACTTCATAGAATAAAAAATCACCACAAATTACATTACTATGTTTCTGCTTAAGAATTACAGTGTTTAACTCTTCTTTATCAATACAATGTATATTTTCAAAACGGTTTGCAATATTACCACGTCCAGCCGATGGTTCAAGAATACGTTTTCCATCAGTACATCCCACATACATTTCAATATCATTTACAATTGATTCAGGAGTTGGATAGAACTGATTCGATTTATAATCTACCATACCGTTTACAATTACATGACGAATTGCTTCGGTTGGATTAAATGAACATTTATATTCTTTATTTTCTTCAACTTCTTCAATACCAATAAACTCCAAAACTTCTTTTGTATATGCTTCAACCCAAAATTTACTTTTAAACTTAATTGTTACTGCGCCGTTAGCTTCTGGATACATACTAGAATACATAACAAATTCGCGTAACTTAGTTTTAATGTTTTCAGATAAATGGCGATATTCAAAAGTATATTCTTTGATCTCTGGTGTTGAAGTTCGATGTTTTGGTGGAATAGCACTTGGATAAAGTTTAGCTAGTTCACAGTTAAGCAAAATTGCAACATGTGGATGCAATTCAATATGTGAATTACCATTTTTAAAAACTTTAACTTTAAAGGCGCCGTGATCGAATGAAGTATATTCATTTCTTTCATTGATAGTATTCAATGTTACTTTAGTATCATGTTTCGATGAAATTGGTAATTTATATAGAACTTGAATAGCTGTTCGTAAATCATGAATTACATCAAGACCATAATCACTAAAATTATACATTGAGAAAGTTTTAGGAAACCAAGTATAACTTACTAAATGTTTATAAATAATCTTTTTAGTAAACCCGAATGGTTGGTTTGTTACATGATCTCCACTTAATCGCTGAAAAATAGAATCTACTTTTTCACTGAATAGACGATACGCGCTATTAAACCAACCTTCTAATGTACTTTCTACATTTTCTCGATTGAATTCAGGAATATTAAAATCTTCTAAATTTTTCATAATATTGTCGCGTTCTTTACTTGAAATAATATCTTCCAAGTTTGAACGGTTGAATACTTCTCGCCAATAATTACGTTTCATTCTATGTAACATTTCGTCTTCTTTACGCAAAAAGCTATAACGAGATGTTTCAAAAACATTTCCTAAAACAATTTCGCTCAAGCCAGAAACATACTTATGTACTTCTTCTGCTTGAGCTTTTTCTTCATTATATCGTTCAACTAATGTATCAATATAATCATAATTACTTGGTAACATCATTTTAAATCCTTTTTATTACTAAATCATTTAAAAAGAGCTTCAATTTCTGCTCTTTCTTCGGGATTAAGTTTATCATACTCATCGCATTCAATCAAGTAATTCTGAACAATTTTAAAGTATTTGAATAAGTTATTAATAGAACTTTCACTAGGTTTCTTGCCGTTTATTACTGCATCAATGTTATTGATCTTATCACAACGATTGATTAGGCCTTTTGTTCTAAGTGGACAAGCAATATCCAAGATATTCATAACATCTAAAACATCACGTCCAGAAACATATTCATTTTTAATTATGTTTTCTTTGATCTTTTGAACACGTTCAATTTCTTCTAATCTTTCAGCTTCACACTTAGCTTTATAACGCTCTTCGCGTTCTTTATTTTGTTCCTCAAGATGATTTTCATAATACTTTTTGAATGATTCAAATTTTTCTAAATCAATTCCATATAACGCATTTAAATAACTGAAATCAGAAGTATAAACTTCATGTGAAGCATTGAAACTTTCTTGGTTTAAAGATGACAACATATTATCTTTATAAATTTGAAATTTACTTTCTACAAACTCAAGAGTTAAATTTTCGAGCGCGTTTCTATGAACATATCCAAGACACACGGCGCACCCATTTACTTCATAGTAAAGGACAGCAGTGTTATCTTTTTCATAGTCTTTACGATCTTTATTTAAAATATAAAGACTATCTGCAACACAATGTACAAGTTTCTTTTCACCGCGTTTAAATAAAAGTTTCATAACCTATCTCCTAACTTCAAGTTTTATTATAAATCATTTATCTATATTAGTAAATATTTTTTTACTTAAAAACTTAGCTGAAAAGAAACAAATTGCTGATATTACTGCAATGATTGCAACATTACCAAATATTCTAAATACATCTTCACCTAAAGCATCAACAAGAAAAAGAAAAAATAAAGAAATTCCACCAGATAGTAAAAAACTCATAACATAATCCATTGGATGTTTACGCTGAGCTTTAAAATCATTATAAAGAAAAGTTGTTACTAAAGGAATGTAAGAAATTAAAAATACAAGTAAATAATTAATTTCCATCTTTTTCCACCTCTTTATTTTTCATTTTCAAAATAAGTAATTTTGCACACTTTTCCATATATTTCACTAGATAAAATAGAGCAAATAAAATACATGCGATTATTATAAATAAACCACCTAAAATTAATATTACTGGAACAGAAATTTGATAACTATATACAATAAAACTAGATAAAATAAAGAAAATAAATGTATAAAATATTACACGTTCATAATTGACTTCACTATGTTTTTTAAGATCAAAGAATACTAATGTAAACATACAAATACAACACAGTATGGCATTGATTAAATGTAAATATCCAATTGGAACAATTGTTTCAATCATTCTATTTCTCCACTTTTTCGTCCGACCTTTGCGCGTTCACAAGAATAAGAGCTTTAGCTAGTTTTTTAAGAATCAAAACTAATCCACAAAGTCCACCAACAAATCCAATAATCGGTAATACAATAAACCAAAGATATGAAACTAATCCAGATGCTAAAGAGCCTAAAATTATAACCCAAAACACATCATTAAAATCAAGTTCTTTGCCTTCTTTTACTTCTGAATAAATAAACCAAAACAACAGTCCGACAGAAATAACACCAAACGCGATATGGTTTAAAATAGTAACATGTATATAATCAATTAACATCAGTACACCTTCCCTAATCGTTTAAATAATGGTTCATTTTTATGAATATTTTCATCATATAAAACAAATTTATTATCTACAAATACATATTTTTTATCACCTGGATAAAATTGTACATCTTCAACATATTGCGGAAAGCGATGATTAGCATCTACTTTAGTATCATTTTCAAATTTAACACGCATACATTTTAAAATATCTTCAATGAATTCATTATAAAAATATCCGTTAAATGGTACAATATTAGCATTACCATCAATTGCAAATGTTGGGCAGTCTTTCAATGCTACAAAATCATATCCATGAATTTTACAAATAGTCATAGGATATTTTTCTTTGATCATTTCATAATAAGGTTCGTCATATAGACTGATTGCCATATTGTCTTGAAAGAATTCAAAAACACTATTTAGAATAGGACCTGGACACTCTGGATGTTCGTGATGATAAGTCAAATTCATTGCTACTTCACTAATGCTTAACTTACTTTTTAAATCTCGATATTTATTATATTCAGTAACGATTTCTTTGATAAATTCATCTGTCAAGAATAAGTTTTCTTTTTCCTTCAAAAAGATGTACTTCTAACGGAGTATTAATATCATATCCACGCATTTCAATGAATAAATCACGCTCATTCCAATATAGAATTTGTCTTACACCAGCGCGTGTAGCTTCATGTCCAATTTCAAAAACTTTTGGATATTGGCTATATTTCATTTTAAGAACTCCTTTAAAATTGTCTTTGCATGTAAAACTTTTTGTTTAATAACATGTTGTCGTTTAAATACAACTTGCGTTTCCAATTCATAAATATTTGAATTTTCTTTTAGTTCAAACTCATATAGAAAATACCCACATTTAAGCATATTGTCAAGTAATTTTTCATCATTCAAAATCCATTTAGAAACTCGTTCTAAATTAGTGCATCCAAAAATCCCGTTTGAATAAATGTAATCAATAAAATCTTGATATTCTCTAGCAAGCTTTTGATCTTTCATCATTACAAAATCTATTACATCATAATTTTTGTCGCCGTCACGCTTAGAAATCATTTTTGCAAATTCAACTTTTGGATCACGTAAGTCATCTGGATATTCATCAAAATGATTCATTAACTGTCTCCGAATACTATACTGTAAATGCTCGAATTCAGTATCATTTAAATCAGTTGAAAACATACCAGTTTGTTTTTTCTTATGCTCAAATCTATAAATTTTCATAAGCCCACATATAAAACATTTTTCTTTTCATGATGTTTAAATAAACGCAATTCTGAATCTTTATCAACCAATTTCGGTGGTTCAGAACATCCAATCGAAAATTCATAGTTATACTTTCCAGTAGCTAATAAAGCCTTTGGAATAGTCATAACATGATAATCATCATTTTTAAAGACAGTAACATTTACATCATTTCCATCCACTGTGATATCATGAATTGTTAATGATTGGTTTGTTCTTAACAAATATTGAGAAACCGAATATTCGATACTTTTAA